CTTGTGCCAGAAGATCTTTTTGAATTGTGGCAAGAACAAGAGGGCCGTTGTGCGTTGTCCAATAATATTATGACGTGGAGAAAAGGTGGGGGCTACCATGATTTTAATGCCAGCGTTGACCGAATCCAGCCCGACGGTCCATATACCAAAATGAATTTACAGTTAGTTTGTTATAGAGTAAACATCATGAAACACGTGCTCGATGATCACGAGCTCTATTGGTGGTGCAAGAATATCGTGACAAATAGAGAAGAATACTAATATAATTCCATTTACATGCGTTTATTAGACGAAGACAGACCTACAGAAATAACCGAACAGGATAGAGCGGAGTTTCAATCCCACCTACCTTATGCCGGATTACACTTAAACGAGCTTTCTGTTCAAGAAGAAAGGTTGGTGTTATTTCATTTACGCGGTATGACAAAAGCTGCCGCTGGAAGAGCTGCGGGCTATAGAGATGTGGACCGTGTTTACTCTTTATTTAAAACAGAAAAATTACAAAAAGCTCTGGCCTATTTACGTAATGAAATGCGTGAAGAAGTTAAGTTTGATAGAAACACAGCAACGGGAATGTATTTAGAAGCGCACCGTAAATCGGCGACCGCGACTGAAGAAAAAAATGTTGTCGATTCGTTGTGCAAGCTCCACGGTCTATTTATGCCTGAGAACGCAACGCAAATAAATATTAATGTGGATAAAGTAGAACAGTTGGAAAGATTGTCCGATGCAGAGTTGCTAAGAATTGCAGGGGCGGATACAAAATATTTAGAGCCAGCTAATGACACAAAAGATTGAATGCCAAAGATGTAAAGGGTTATATCATGAAACCCTTATATTGTTAGATGACATATGTGTTTACTGTAGGGCGGACGAGGCTGAAAAAGTTCCCGAGCCCCAGTTGAAGTCTGAACCGGCTCAAGCGAAACAAGAAGACTTATCCGCACAAGTAAAAGCGGAACAAGAACTAGCAAAAAGAATCTTAGCACGTAAAAGGTTACTCCCATTTGTTGAACGTTTTAATCCAGATTATTTAGCCGGCTGGGTACACAAAGATATCTGTCAAAGGTTAGAAAAATTTAGTGAGCAAGTAGCAAATAAAGAATCACCAAGGTTGATGCTCTTTATGCCACCGCGACACGGTAAATCTACTTTAGCCAGTGTTGCATTTCCTGCGTGGCACTTGGGTCGACATCCTAATCACGAGTTCATAAGTTGTTCGTATTCAGGTTCTCTTGCAATGAATTTTTCAAGAAAAGTTCGTCAACTCCTTAGAGAACCAGTATATAAAAATGTATTTGAAAAAGCTAGACTGGATAAAGATTCTCAGTCAATTGAATCGTGGCAAACGACCCAAGGTGGTGGTTATGTTGCAGCGGGTGTTGGTGGGGGTATTACTGGTAAAGGTGCACACGTAATGGTCATCGATGATCCGGTAAAAAACCGCGAAGATGCAGAATCAGATAACAACCGCGATGCGACCTGGGATTGGTATACATCAACTGCTTATACACGTTTATCACCAGGGGGTGGAATACTTGTGATTCTCACAAGATGGCACGACGATGATTTAGCTGGTCGATTATTAAAACAAGCAGAAGAAGGTGCTGACCAATGGGAAGTAATTAAATACCCAGCCATTGCAGAAACTGATGAAACTTTTAGAAAATATGGTGAAAGTTTACATCCAGAGCGTTATAATGTGGACGCGCTCGAGCAGATAAGGAAAGCCATCGGTCCCCGAGATTGGTCTGCTCTGTATCAACAGAATCCAGTATCCGACGAAGGCGATTATTTTAGCCGAGACATGATTCGTTATTATGAGGATGAAGATATTGAATATGCACAGCTTAATTACTATTGCGCGTGGGACCTTGCGATTGGACAACGTGACCGGAACGATTATTCAGTTGGTATTGTTGTCGGGGTCGATGAATATGATAATTTATTTGTTGTTGATGTCGTTCGCGGAAAATATGATGGGTTTGAATTAGTAGAACAAATTTTAGACTTGTACGAAACTTGGCGCCCGGGTATAGTAGGCATAGAACGAGGTCATATTGAAATGGCCTTGGGGCCCTTTTTGCAGAAACGTACTAGAGAACGGGGATTAAGCGAAGCTTACTTTAAAGACCTAAAAGTAGGTCGTAGAGATAAAGAAGCAAGAGCACGCGCAATTCAAGGTAGAATGCAACAAGGTATGGTATACTTTCCAAAGGACGCTGTTTGGACTGGAACCATGGTTGCAGAACTTTTACGTTTTCCAAATGGAGCCCATGATGACCAAGTCGATGCATTGGCATGGATAGGTTTAATGATGACAGAATTTGCTACCTTCTACGAAAGACCGGAGCATGTTCCATCTTGGAGAGATAAGTTAAAACATTTAACTAAAGGCGAGAAACATAAATCATCGATGAGTGCTTAATGGCAGAGTATAAAAAACCTAAAAAGAAACTGGACGCAGCAGAAGAGCTAAACATTGCCCGTCGGCAATGGGAATCTTATACACGAGCCAGGGACAACGGTCACACTGATTATATTGAAATAGCAAAACAATGTGATAATTTTTATCGCGGTGAACAATGGGATGAAGCAGATATTGCTGCGTTAGATGACCAAGGTAGACCCGCCTTAACAATCAACACAATTTTACCAACAGTTAATACTGTTATTGGTGAACAAAGTACACGAAGAGCAGATGTAGAATTTAAACCGCGTGGTGCTGGTATGCAAGAAGTTGCAGAGACACTAACAAAGTTGTACATGCAGATTTCTGATAACAACAAACTCGATTGGATAGAATCACAAGTTTTTTCTGATGGTTTAATTCAAGACAGAGGGTGGTTTGATGTTCGTATAGATTTTTCAGACCACATTCATGGCGAAGTGCGAATTACTCAAAAAGATCCGCTCGATATCATTATTGATCCAGATGCAAAAGAGTATGATCCAAAAACTTGGAATGAAATCTTTGAAACAAAGTGGATGAGCATAGATGATATAGAAGAAATCTATGGGCAAGAGAAAGCAGATAAATTAAGAATCATAGCAGAAGTAGGATCAACCTTAGGTTCAGATTCAATTGAATATGAAGAAGAACGATACGGAGATACTTACAGCGGTGAATACGCAAGTGATTACCCAAATAACCCAGAAGAAGCAAGAGCTGTAAGATCAATTAGAGTTGTAGAGAGACAACACTATAAACTAAAAGAGTGTATGTTCTACACCGACCCAGTTACTGGAGACCAAAGAGAAGTACCTTATGACTGGAGTAAACGCAAAAGAGAAAAATTTGCTGATGACTTTGGTTTATACATAGTCACTAAAACCGTTAAAAAAGTACGTTGGACTGTAACAGCTGATACTGTTGTTTTGTTTGATGATTGGTCTCCTTATAATTCATTTACATTGGTTCCTTATTTTCCATATTGGAGAAGAGGTAAACCTTTTGGTATGGTTAGAAATTTAATTTCACCACAAGAACAACTAAACAAAATTTCATCTCAAGAACTACACATTGTAAATACAACCGCAAACAGTGGTTGGGTAGTTGAGTCAGGTTCCCTTACAGGAATGACAGCAGATGATTTAGAAGAACACGGTGCGGAAACTGGTTTAGTCCTCGAGTTTAATCGAGGCTCTACTCCCCCAAGTAAGATCCCCCCAAACCAGATTCCCACCGGTCTGGATCGTATAAGCCAAAAAGCGGCAGCAAATATTAAAACAATAAGTGGTATTTCTGATGCCATGTTGGGGACAGATAGTCCAGAGGTTTCTGGTATTGCAATTCAAGCAAAACAGAACCGCGGTGTTTTAATGATTCAAGTACCTTTAGATAACCTAAAGAAAACACGACACTATTTAGCAGAAAAAATACTAAACTTAGTACAAAGTTATTATACAGAAGAACGTATCATTCAAATTACAGACGAAGCTGATCCTTACAAACAAAGGGTCCCACTGGTTGTAAACCAAATGACACCAGAAGGTAGGATTATTAATGATTTAACCTTAGGTGAATATGACGTAGTTATTAGTGATGCTCCAGCAAGAGATAATTTTGATGAAGTTCAGTTTGCAGAAGCTATTGAACTTAGAAAAGCAGGCGTGCCTGTGCCAAATGATTTAATTGTTGAATACTCGCATCTTGCGAAGAAAGCTATGGTAGCAGATCGAATAAGACAACTTGAAGGTACAGCGCCTCCAACTCCAGAGCAAGCACAGTTGCAACAGTTCCAAATGGAATCACAGATTAGAAGTACGCAATTAGAAATTGCTAAACTAGAAGCAGAAGTAACTAGACTTCAATCTGAGACAGCATTGAACGTAGCTAAAACACAATCAACCGAAGCAGACCCACAGCTTAAAGTAGCTGAACTGCAGAGTAAGTTGGAAATGAAACGTGAAGAATTAGATTTACGTGAAAGATTGTCGTCGATGACCAATGACATGAGAAGAGGTCAAACAGAAACCCAGGCTGCCGCTAAATTAGCATCAGTCGCCATGAAACCAAACCAAGGAGGTAGATAAAATGGCTAAAAAAGAAGAAACCAATGAAATGATTATGGACGCTATGCCGGGAGGTGAGCCCATTAAACAGGAGGACACTAAGTTTGAAGTGGACCTTAATTTTGAAACAGTAGAAGAAGAGGAATCTGATAATGAAGAAGTCACGGAAGAAACTGACGCTTCTGCAGAAGAAGAAGTTGCTGAAAAAGAACCTGAAACATCAGAGGAAGAAGAAGCACCTGCAGAGCCAGAAGCTGTTAGCGAAGAAGGAATGGATGAAAACAGCGAAGCAGATGCACAACCAGATATTCAACCAATTGAAGGAAGCGATGAAAACGTTTCCCAAGAAATAGAACAACCAAAAGCGCCTATGGTGCCAAAATCTAGGTTAGATGAAGTGCTTGCAAAACAAAAAGCACTACAAAAACAACTAGATGAGGCAACCCAAGCAAAACAAGAGGCCGCAAAAGAACTCCCAGAGTATGATTTTGCAACTAAAGAAGCTGAATATCAGGAATTAGTATTAAATGGCGAAGCAGAAAAAGCTGTAGAACTTAGAAATGAGATCAGAAATGCTGAAAAAGCCCAATTTATGTTTGAAGTACAACAACAAATGGGCCAAACAGTGCAACAAAGTCAAGAAATGACCGCTTTACAGCAAAAAGCAAACGAAATACAAGCCCAATATCCTGTTTTAGATGAAAACAGTGCTAATTTTGATGCTGATTTGACTCAAGAAGTGTTAGATTTGCGTGATGCATTTATGGTACAAGGTTTTACAGGCCCAGATGCCCTAGAAAAAGCTACTAATTACACTTTAGCAGCAAAAAAACCAGAATTATTAAATCCTATACCAGAAAAACAAGCCCCAAAAGCAGATGAGCAAGTTGTTGAGAAGCAAAAAGTAGCCAATATTAATAAAAAACTACAAGCTGCTGAGTCGCAACCACCTACAATGAAAGGGGAATCTGCTAAAGGTGATAAAAAAATAAATTTAAATACGTTATCTGACGATGAGTTTAGTGCGCTTCCAGAAGAAACTTTGCGAAGAATGCGTGGTGACTTTGGTATATAGTTGGTATAACATATAAGTAATTCGTCCGTCAAAACGATATTTGACGCAGGTCGTTCTGCTAAAACAACGTTTTCGCCTGCCATGGCGTAAATCTGGCAGGGGTCGTGCCCGTAAAAACACGAAAACGTTTCCCAACGATAAAGGGTATACGGGTAAATAGTCGGCCCAGAAAAGCGACTGGTTAGTTTAACTTTAATCTTAAATTTGGAGGATGCCATCATGGCTAACACAAACTTTTCATCACTGACCAGTGAACAGCTTACTATCTGGTCGCGTGATTTTTGGCGTGTTGCTAGGAACATGTCCTTCATTAACCAATTTGCGGGTAGCGGACCTAACGCTATGGTTCAGAGAATATCTGAACTTACCCAATCAGAAAAAGGAGCAAGAGCTGTTATAACACTTCTTGCCGATATGACTGGTGACGGTATTGTTGGAGACAACACCCTCGAAGGAAATGAAGAGACTTTAAGAGCCTACGACATCGTTGTACAACTTGATCAATTGAGATTTGCTAATAGACTTGCGGGTAGATTAGCTGATCAAAAATCAGTTGTTAATTTCCGTGAGCACTCACGAGACGCACTTGCATATGCAATGGCTGATCGTATTGACCAATTAGCGTTTTTATCGCTTTCTGGTATTAACTACACACTTAAAAACAGTGGTGCATTAAGACCTGTCTTGACTTCAGGACAAAATCTTAACGACCTTGCGTTTGGAAGTGATGTAACTGCACCAACTTCTAATAGACACAGAAGATGGGATGCAACTTCAGGCTTAGTAGCTGGTGACGTAACTGCTGTAGAAGCAGCCGATACCATTACTTATGAATGTATTGTTGCTCTAAAAGCTTATGCTAAAGATAACTATATCAGAGGCGTAAGAGGTGCTGGTGGAGAAGAGGTATATCACCTTTTTGTATCTCCACAAGTAATGGCTGACCTTAAACTTGATTCAGATTTCTTGGCTAACGTCAGAAATGCTGGAGTCAGAGGACCAAGCAACAGCTTGTTCTCAGGTTCTTCAAGCTTGATGGTTGACGGCATTATGGTCCATGAGTTCAGACATGTGTTTAACACTGCTAATGCTCTTACTGGAACATCTGCAAATGCCGGTTCTGCTGGATATAAGTGGGGCGCTGATGCTGACATCAACGGTTCTGCTGCTTTATTCTGTGGAGCACAAGCTCTTGCTATGGCAGATATTGGACTTCCTGAAATTGTTGAAGACACCTTCGACTACGGGAACCAAAACGGTATCTCTATTGGCAAAATCTTCGGTCTTAAGAAGCCTAAGTACAACAGCGACTACAATGGTGGCGTTGAAGACTTTGGTGTTATTAGATTGGATGTTGCATACTAAGTATGCTTTTGTGGGTGGTTCATTTTGAGCCACCCCTTTTTTAGGAGTAAATTATGATCATCGTATCAGACATAGACAGGTATATATCAACCACCTGGGGCGCATCAATCAGATTGGAAGCTGGCGTACCAAAAGAAGTTGGAATGGATATTGGAATTTTTTGTTTACAAGAAGGGTGTACAGAAGTTAAACCTAATTTTAATAAAGAACAAAAACCAAGCGAATCAATTAGCGAGGTTAAAGTAGAAGAGTCTACACCGAAAAAAGCGCCGGCTAAAAAACCAGCGAAGAAAACAACTAAGAAATAATGGGAACACTAACGGGCACTAATATTATTGATAGAGCTAGACTTACCTTACAAGATAGCTCTGGTGTTCGTTGGACTGATGCAGAATTATTAATTTATATTAATGATGCACAACGCGAGATTGCAAATATAAAACCTGACTCAACTGCCACACATTTAAATGTTCAGTTGTCAACAGGAACCGAACAAACGTTGCCTTCCGGCGGACTTCGTCTTATTAAAATAACTAGAAATATGTCAGGGACAGCTTCAGATGCGACAGGTTCTAAGGCAATTAGAATTGTAGAAGAAGACTTATTAAACTCTATTGAACCAGATTGGCATGATCCAACAGTAGCGGGTTCTTCAGCGCATGGTTCAATCATTAAAAATTATATTTTTGACGCTGATGATCCTAAAAAGTTTTATGTATATCCGGGAGTAGCTTCGGGCTCTAGTGCTTATATTGAACTAATATACTCAAAATTACCCACTGATCTAAGTTCTGTTTCTAGCACTATTGATATAGAAGATACTTATGGAAATGCTATTTTAAATTTTGTGTTATATAGAGCTTATTTAAAAGACGCTGAGTATGCAGGAAACCAACAAAGAGCGGGTACGCATTTTCAATTATTTTTAAATAGCGTTGGAACCGGCGGTTCCGCAGATATAATACTTGACCCAAATTCAGACAGAAACGCTGGTCCAACAATGATGCCGGCGCCAGGAGTATAGTATGGCAAATTTTAGTTCCTTAGTTAAAGAAGTTTTACCTTATGTTCCAAACTGTCCGGATACTTTAATTGAATCTAATTTAAGATCAGCAACCATTGAACTTTGTGAAAGATCAAAAGCATATGTTTTTGATTTAGATCCAATTACAACTATAAGTGGTGTTTATGAGTATGAGTTTGATCAACCTGCGGGTACAGACGTTCATCAAATACTTTGGATGACATATGATGGAGATGATTTAGACCCAATTAGTCCTAGAAGTTTAGAACTAAACTATCCCGACTGGAGAAACAAAACCGCTTTACCACAAGTTTACTTACAAAAAAACCCGGATACTTTTTGGGTTGTACCAGTCCCTAATTCATCAGTTACAAATGGTTTACAAATAAGCGTTGCTTTAAAACCAACTAGAACCTCAAACAATATTAGCACTGATTTTTCAAATGATTATAGAGACGGAATTATTTATGGTGCTCTATATAGATTGCTTAGAATCCCAAGAAGAGATTGGTCTGATTCACAAGCAGCTGCAGATTATTTAGGTTTGTTTAACCAAGAAGTAACACAAGCAGAACAAAGAGCAAGAAGCGGTGATTTAGGTGTACGTAGATTAGTTAAATACCGTGGTACAGGGTTGTCACCGCGTAAAAGGTATAAGCGATATGGTTCAGAGATCGACTATTAATGGAATATCCGTCGAAGAAATACCTGTAGATGAGATTCGGTATGCTTATGAAAGAATTGAATCTGATCTACATGTCATAAGAAATAAAAGTTACTCTGATTGGATACCAGCAGATATATATCTAGCATTACGTAATAAAAATGCTACGTTATATATGTTTTATGAAGCTGACAAATATGTTGGCTTTGTTATCTGCTCATTAATCGCAGACCCAGGTGGCGAACCTACGCTATTTATCTGGGCAAGTTATCAAAAACCAGAGTATAATTATAGGGAAGTAGGGTTTACTTTTTTAGATAAGCTAGCCCTAGAAAAAAATGTGAAGACATTAGAGTTTCACACAAGTAGACCAGGATGGGCCAGGGTTGCACGGAAGCACGGATTTGAATTAACAAGTTATGTTTATAAAAAAGAATTATGAGTTCAAAACCAAAAAAACAAAATTTTCAAGCTTCTGAACAAGAGAAAGCACTTGCTTCTGTAAGCAAAGCAGAGAAAGATTACTTTAATCAAAAGTATGGACCCTTGCTTCGAGAGATGCGGGACCTTTCTGAGAAAGAAGATTTAGGAGGACTAGCGCGTGGTACAGCACAAGCTGATACTATGCAGGCTTTAAGCAGTCGACCTAGCTTAGCTGCAGCTCGTTCTGTTGATCAAGCCGCTGATTTAGCTTCCGCTGCTTCTGCACAACAATTACAGGGTAGTGCACAAGCTTTAGGTGCTCAAAGACAAAGACAAATTGGGGTCTTAGGTACCGCAAGAGGTCAAGCTGCTGAGGCTCAATCCGGTTTAGCGCAAGCTGCTAGGATTCAATCTACAAAACAATTACAAGAAGCCAAAGCAAAACAAACTATTAGAAACGCGCGTTTAGCTGCAGGTGTTCAGTTAGGAACTACTTTCGGATTACAGGGCGCAAAAAATATATCTAATGGTCAGGGTTTCTTTGGGAGTGGCAGTATGAAAGACCGGCTGAAGAACAGTGGTATACAAGACTATTTCGGGTTGGGTATGAACCCAACATCGAATGTTCCGGAGATATAAGTTATGGCTCTATATGATAATTTACCCCTGCAAAAAACTATTTCTTCTATAAGCAGTTTACCTCAGGTAGCAGACCCAGAAAAAGTTTATGCCGGTATTACTAGAGACGATTTTGAGAATTATTTAAAAGATTTTCGTCCTTTTGAAGAACGTTTGATTGCAGCAAAAGATGACACATCTTTAACCGATAGAGCTAGAGAAGATTCTTTAAGACAGGGTCAAATTGCTAAAGAAATGCAACAACGAAATATTGAGAGATATGGTGGAGCGGGTTTAAGTGCTGCACAGCAACAAGAACAACAACGCGCTTTACAAAGAGGGACGCAATTAAACCTTGCTGGGGGGCTAAATAATGCTCTTATACAACAAAGGGAAATTAACCAGCGCACGTTAGCAGATTTAATAAATATTGGCCAGGGCGTAAACCGAAGCTCTTTATCTGGGCTTGGCGAAGCTTCAGCTATGGCTGCTAATAGACAAGCAGCTTACAAAAACGCCAAAGCTCAACACTCCTCACAAATGATGTCAATGGGTGCGGGACTCGGTTCACTAGCTTTAATGGCATTTGGGATATAAATTATGGCAGATCCATTTACTTCAGCAGTACAAAGTTTTTCTCAATTTAATAGGCAGGGTTTAGCAAATCGACAAACCCAACAAACAATGGAGATGAACCAACTTGCGTTAGACTCAGAAAATGCAAGCAGAGCATTAAACGAATTTGAGGGGTCTGGGCTCGTCCAATTTAATTCAGATACCAACAGTTATATGGTCGCCCCAGATTGGTACCAAAAGCTACAAAAAATCCCTGAGACTGAAAGGCAGTCTTTATTAGCGGGAGTACAGTCTTTCCTTGGGGCATATGAGGACAAAGGAAAGATAGAAGTTGGGCAGATATCTAGTTTAGTTCCTGTAAAAAACAAACTTCCTACATCGTTACAAGATGCTTCGGAAGAAGAAAAACAAGCTTGGTTAAATGATAAAAATAATGTGGCTTATACCATTCCTATAAAAAGAAAAGATGGCGTGTTTAGTTTTTTAACAAGAAACCGGTCTTCTGATCCAAGCGACGACGAAGCAGTTATTTTAAGTGGGTCACAAGTTGCGTCATGGATAGGGGCAAGAGCTAATAAATTAAATAGGTTGCGTAATCCAGAAGCTTATAGAGCGGGCGCTATATTAACTCAAGAGCAAGAAAGTTTATCTCCTACAGGCACTGGTAAAGCAGGAGTTACTTTTGATACTCTTATGGATGAGTTAACAAATGAGTTAGATCGAGTAGAAACTAATCCAGATTTAGCGGGCACGGGCGCACAAACAGATTCTCTTGGGCAAGTTCTTTCTTTGTGGGAAACCACTATAGATGAAAATTTAAAACAACAATATAACCAACAAAACGTTGGAAGTACCCCACCGCCCGATCCAAGAGTAGGACAACGGGGCATTGAATTTAAAGAAGAAAAACAACAAGTTTTTAAAGATATTAATAAGGAAGCAGGAAAAAGAGACTCTAAATTACCTTTATTAAAAGGTGGTGGCGGTGTTGCTAATATTACAGCACAAATTTCCGGTATACTTGATGGTTCCGTTAGTGGAAACAATATTAAATATCCTACGGGAACTGTTTTATACAATTTTTGGAAAAGTAAAGAAGGTAATGAGTCTTTCACAAGAAATTCAAAAGAATGGAAAACAGTTACAAATGATGCAGAAGCTATAAAAAAATTAGCAGAAGAGTATCTCCCTGCCGCTAGACAACAAATTAGCGACGCTGGTTTTGATCTACGTTATTTAGAAGATTATACCGAGGTAGGCGATGTACGAGATGTTACAGCGCCTATGGTTGAAACAGATTTTCCTGAAACTCCTGATTTAACAGGTATTACTACAAAGGAACAGGCTTTAGAGCTATTAGATAGTGGTACGTTGTCTTCTTTATTAACTGAAGATGTTATTACTAAATCTAGAAATCTTTTACAGGAACAGGGTATTACGGATAGTCAATCATTTAATCAAGCGGTTCAAGAAGGAAAAATTAAAGACCCGTTTGTTCACAGTTTAATTATTGCTAATGCAATCGCAGGCCCGGGAGGCACTCAGTCTAATATAAGGGCGCAAGCAATTGAATTATTTAATAATATAAAAACTGGAGACCCAAAAGCTGGACCAGAAAGCTTAGTCATGCGTACCCAACAAAACCGTCAATTAGAACAGACCTATAGAGATTGGCTTTCAACACAAAACAAGGCTTCAATAGATAGATTTGAAGGTAAATTAGAAACCGCTAATACTTCAATAGATGCCGCTATAGATGCTTTCGGGGCAGAGAATTTTCAACAACAATATGCTAAAGCCGAAGCAGATATACTTGGGGCTTTAGCCGAAATACCTTTATCTGATGAAATGCGAGAAAAAGGCGCAGACTTAGGTCTTTTAAGAAAATTAGGCGGCGAATCTACTTTCCAAAGAGTAAGGAGTTTAATCTCGGGCATGGTTTATACAGGTGGTGTACTAGATTCGGAACCAAATTTTTTCTATGGTATTCCTATAAGACAATTTGATAAAGACTTTTGGGGAGATATTCTTGCCGCAGATGACCCCGGCGGGTTTGCAAATTATGCAGATCGCCTTGCTTGGAGGACAGATTCAGAAGGGAAACCTGTTGAATTAGTTGTAGTAAATAGAGTAGGGGGCAGGACCTTTGAGTCAGAAGAGGGTATAGATTATGGGCGCCTTGAAAGAAAGATGGGCCCAAAACAAATGCGAATTTTAAGACTAGTTATTCCTCCTTTAACAAACCCAAATGAACAACCTTAAATGTTATGGCAAATGAAAAAGACCCTATTCAAGCCTTTTTGGGTGTTGGAGCACTCGCCGATTCTGATAACTCAAGAAACGCGCCTGTTGGGGCACTAGCCGATAGAGATCGCACTTTGCCCGGGGGTAGGGATACAGGCTTTGATCCTTTAGCCGCTTTTGAATCTGGCCGTCAAGCCGGAGTAGCGGGTCTTGGTTCTACAACAAGTTATTTTCGGGCCCTAGGGAACTCTATTTTAGGAGACCAAAAAGGGTTAAATGATGCATTACTAGATGCTGCTCGTTATGAAAGTCAAGCTGCTAGTGCTACAGCTGGGTTTGAAGAATTTGAACAGTTTTTAGAAGAACCAACTTTTTCGGGTTTTTTAAATCAAGCTGTTCTTGCTACAGGACAATTTACTCCAACAGCTTTAGCTAGTATTGTATCCGCTTTTACGGGAGCAGGAATTGGTGCTGTTGTGGGGGGCAGTGCTTTAAGAATGGGGGGAAGTGCAGCTCTTACTAACCTAGCAGCAAAAAAAGTTGCGGAAAAAGAGTTTAAAGATTTAGCTGTAAAACGACTTAAAAATGAAGCAGTAGATCTTGACGACGAACTTTTAGAAGATGCTATCTACCAACAACTAAGAAATAATTATTTAAAAAAGGCAAGCACACGTGGTGCTCTTGGAGGAGCTTTTGCTTCTGAATACCCTCAACTAGCAGGGGTTTCTTTTGGCACTTTCGCTGAACAAGATATGACAGACCCGGTTTCTGCGTTTACTGCTGCGGGTATAGGAATACCAGGGGCGGTAATTGGGGTAGGCGGAGAGGCTCTTGTTGCTAAATATTTTTTAAATAAATTAAAAAAAGGGGATGGCCCTATACATAAAAATATTATTGGAGCTATGGCCGCTGGAGCAGGAAGAACGGCGGGTATTGAAGGCTTAACCGAACTTGCTCAAGAAGAAATAAACATCCAACAGAAATTTGCAATTGATCCAAACTACACAAGCGCTCATGCTAAATTAGATAGAGCCCATGCGGCTTTTGCTGGGTTTTTTGGTGGTGCGGGATTAGGTACTCTTGGGGGCACTGTAACAGGAGTAGTTGAAAAAGCACGTTCTTATGTAGATGAAAAATATGCTAATGACCAATACAACCAATTTAACATTGAACGTTATGGAGATGTTGAAATAGGGGATGTATATAAAGAACCCGTAGATTGGTTAGAAGCACAATTTAATGCGGTCTTTGATGAGAATAACTCAAAGGATTCTGTTTATTTAGATGCAAATAGTTTTAATCAAATGAATGTTTTAATAGAACGTAACCCCGAACTTGCACAAAGAATAAAAAATGAACTCTTACAAAATGAAGTAACACCCGAAAATTTTAGACAGGGCGCGTTATTTACCACAGACCAAAATAAGCTAGACCAGTTTATAAAAACTACAGTTGAAAATCCTTTAAATAGTATAGCTTTAGATAATACTTTAGTGGATATTTTAGGATACGAGCATAGCAGAAAACCAGAAGACGATATGGTGGTGGAAGTTTTAGATGAAAATGGAAACCCGATTTGGTATCAATCTACTAATGTAAAAGATGCCTCAGCCGTAGAAGCTAAAGCTAGAGAACTTTTTCCTAAAGGAAAAATAATTAAAAAGAATGTTAAGCAGCATCTAGAAGAGCGCAATGCCAAGTTAGATAAAACTGTTGAGACTAGGGATATTAATATTGATGAAGAAACTATTACTGATACTGATGATTCAATTCGTGATAGATATTTAGGACTAGTTGAAAAAGCAAGAAGACTTGGGGGTATTGATAAATTAAGTCCAAAAGAGCAACAAACACTTCGACAAGATTTTATTGCTTTACAACCAAACAAGGAGGGGGCGCTAACCCCAGATGAAGAGGCCCCAGCTAATTTTCAGTTTTTTGATGAGGCAACAGTAGTTGAAGAGGGAGAAGGGTCTGATGCTACCCCCATTCGACCCGCAAAAATTGGTCCGGAGTTACAAAAAGCAAAAGAAGATGCTAAAAAAGCCAGCCAACAACCTACGCCCACAGACCCGCTTGCTCCCGTAGTTCCTGTAACAACAGTTAAACCAGATTTATTTAAAGAGGGGTGGAAAGCTGGGAGGGCTCAGGATCAAAATACAATAGATACAGCTAGAGATTTAATTGCCCCAGAATTTTTAGAAGAGTTTAATAGAAACATTAGTGAAGGTAATTATTCAGATTCTTTATTAAAAAGGTTTATTGATGAATCTGAAAACAACTCAAATTTTATTTTTAGAATAGACCCTGTTTTAGATGAGACCGGTGAACCAAAAGGGTTTTTTAATATTAAAAAACTTCGTGTGCCAATGGGCTCACAAAACATGGAAATTGAAACGGCTAGGTGGGTTAAAACAGCAAAAAGAATTGAAAGTAAACGAGTTAGAGTAGATAAAAAAACCCCAACTTTTTGGACAATCACAAACATAGAAAAAGGGCAAGAAGGACAGCAACAGATATATATGCCTGAAATAACTAAGTTTGGTACTCGTAACTTAAATATGCAAGGCGAAATGTCTCAAACAGCACAAACACCCCAAGAAAGAGCACTTCAAGGGTTTACGAATGCAATAACGGAGCTATTATTAAACGGGTATCAACTTTATTATAGGGGCGTTCCTTTTACTATTGATAGCGTTAACCAACAATTTTTTTATGAAGCCCCTGTTTTAAGTTTACCTAGTCAAGTAACCCCCGAAAATCCCGATGGGCATATTGATTTATTTGAATTAATTACTTCGAGAGGGGAGTTTGATGCTAATGTTACTTCATTAGAACAAAAAATTGCTGACTTTGATTCTCGTATAGAAGACACGTTATCCGAAACACCAAATGACCCTGCAATTGCTCAATTAAATTTTGATCAAAAAAAGGCTTTGCGTGATAATTTAATTGAACAAAAAAAGAGCACCCAAGAACAGCTAAAAGATATTAGAAGTCGTTCTAGAGACATTGTTGGGGCCGAATCGGAAACTGATTTTGTACCAACGGGGCCTGGAGCTGCAGAGGGGCAGCGACTAGTTACAGGCACGTTTGAATCCCCTCGTGTTGAACAAGTATCAAATAGGGGGGTTGCAAGAGACCCAGAGACGGGACGAGTGCTTGGTAGACAACCCGCTTTTGTTTTTGAGGAATCGCCAACAGACACAACAGATGTAGCTGATATTAGAGCAAAAATGGAGTTTGAGCTTAGAGATAGGTTTAGCTTTTTAGAGCTCCCTAAAAAACAAGGAGCAAAAAAACCTACTGTAAATATATCTTCAGGTTTAAAAGACAGACTTAAAGAGGGCCGCGCGGTTGATGAATTAATAAATATTATTAAAAATGAATTTAAGTTTAATAGAAATTTACAAGTAATTCTTGCAGACGAGTCTTATGAAAATAAATTTGTACAAAACCAACAACAAATTGTTTTGGGAGCTGTAGAAGATAGTAATGGAGTTAAAAAACCATTATTAGGTAGGATTCTAAGTAATGCTGAAACAGATGTTATTATTATAAACCTCCCAGAAAACGCAACCGCTCAACAACAAAGTGAAGCTATGTTAGCGTTACTTCATGAAGTAGGACACGCTGTTTTTAAACAGGAAGTAATTAATTCTCTAAGTAATAAAACTCTTCTTAATAATCTCTTAAAGGAATTTGAAACAGCAAAACAAACAGTAGGCTCAAAAAGTTATGATGGTCAGAATGGTTTTGAAGAATGGTACGCAGATCAAATTGGAGCTTATCTTTTAAATAGATCTAAAAAAGCTACAAACCAAACCGAATCTTTCTTTAAAAGAATAGCTAATAAAGTCGAGCGGGCTTTTAAAAAATTCGGACAATTAATGCAAAAACGTTTTGAGATCAATCCCTCTTTTGAATCTTATGTAGATGCTTTATTACAAAGTTATAAAGATGGGGCAAAAGATCCAATTAGAAACCCAATTACTGCAGAAGACCGTATTTTTATACGAAACATGGCAGATGAAATGATTCCAAACGCTTTAAAAGGTTTTGTAACTCCGGCACAAATGCAACAGTTAAAAAAGATGGCAGAAAATATTTTATCATCTGAAAATAAAATCCCTAGGTCACTTAAGTATTGGTTATATGATACCGATAATTTTGTACGCTCCTTAGGTAAAAACATTCGCCAAAAAGATAAAAAGACCGGTAAAGAAATGTTTCCGAATGGGGTGGGAGCTGAATTGGCTAAAATGTTTTACTCTAGATCTCAGTCTGGAGAAAGAACAGGTTTTTTAACAGCAAAAATTTCAGCTATAAATGGTTATCTAAGTGAATTGTTTACAATTTTAGATATAACAGATACTAGTGGTATAACTCAAGAGGCAATGGATATTCTCTTAGAGGCTGAAGATAATCAAGTTAATACAGAAGATCTTAGTCCAAAAGCTAAACAAGTTAGAGAGTGGTTGTCTGAGTTTTATGAACGAAGGGATTTATCTACTTTAAAAGTAAATAAACTAAATAATTATTTTCCTCGGGTCATAAGTGATATGTTGGTTTCTAGTTCTACGCTACAAAGTAAGCTAGCAGGCCTTTTAGTTGAATATAACCAAGGAAAAGTATTTAAAAGACCTAAAGCACTACGAAACAAAGATGGTAGCCCCAGAGTAAAAAATGGGAAGGTTATGTATGAAGCAGATAAAGATGGAAATCCTGTTTTTGAAGATTTTACAGTCACCCCCGAATATGCACAATTAGTGGTTAGTGGGATTATAAAAAATATGGGAGATCAAAAAGTAGTTGATTCTGGGCAAGACGCGGCGGATATTGAGCTACAAGAAATAGGGGTTGGACTTGTAAAACACAGAGCGGAACTTTTTGCTAATATTCCTAACAAAGCCTTACGAGAGGCAAAAGATGAAAATGGGGATAGCATAGCCGAAGACCCATTAATTTCTTTACAGAAATATATTACTAACGTTGTTAAAAAAACAGAATATAAAAAACGAGGGGGCGCAGCTAAAGCACAACGTCTCATAAATACTCTACCCAAAGAACAAAGAGAACAGGCTAAAGCTGCTGTTCAAGCTATGTTGGGTAAAGTCAACCCCGAAATGAGCCAAACCTTTAAAGAGGCAAATAGCTGGTTATTAACTTTTAATGTTATAACACTTTTACCTTTTGCTGTTTTAGCCTCTTTGCCCGATTTTGCCGGTCCAATCTTACGCTCTAAAGAACTAAAAACTATTCCAAGAGTAACAGATGTTCTTCTACCTTATTTAGATGGACTAGTTGGCGATACTTTTGGTGGAGAACTTTCTGCAAAAAAACGACAAGAACTTGCTCAATTTGCAAAAGATATTGGTGTAATTAGTACTGATGCTGTTAATACTATGTATATAAACGCAGCAGAGTTAGATTTTATGGTACCAAAAGCCAAGGCCGCCTCTGATTTATTTTTTAAAACAATCGGCTTAGAGTGGTTTACTAAATTTACACGTATTTTTGCGGGGGGCATGGGAAAAGCTTTCTTAATAGATCACGGTAAAAGAGCTAAGTTAGGTGATAAAAGATCAATACGTTATTTAAAAGAATTAAACCTTACTTGGGATCAAGTCGAAGGGTGGAATCAAAGGGGGCAAAACGTAACCGGACCTGAAAACGAACAAATTAGGCTTGCACTAGCTAGATTTGTGGATGAATCTATTGTAAGACCAAATGCAGCAGAGAGACCCGTGTGGGCTTCAGATCCGAGGTTTGCTTTAGTGTGGCAGCTTAAGTCTTTTTTCTATGCCTATGGTAAAAATATTGTTGGTGGTTTAATGAGAGAGTCTAAAAATAGGTTTAATGAAGAAGGATTTACTTCCGCTTCAATTCCTCTTCTCTTAGGTGCAGCAACCCTTTTACCTTTAACTATGTTAGGATTAGATATAAGAGAAAGGTTTAAAATTGGGCTAGACTGGTTGCTTCCATTTACTGGTCCAAACGCAGATTCTGGTTTCTTTGAGTCTTCTGGTAAAAATTATAGAAGGTCTGTAGGTATGGATTGGGGTGAATACTCTTTTGAAATACTAGATAGAAGCGGAATATTTGGGCCTTATGCTTTGGCTATGCCATTATTTATGGAAAGCAAACGCTATGGAGACCCTTTCTGGGTAGGACCGCTAGGGCCTACTTTAGAAAGAGGTTATGATTTTATAGAAGGGGATTTAGACGTTAAAGATGTTCTCCCTGGTTATAGTATTGGGTTATAATTAAAAGACTATGGCATATTCAGATACAATTAAATTAGTAGTAGGTGATACACTTCCAGAGTTGGTTTTTACTTTAAAAGACAGCAACACAGCAGCTGCAGGTAAAACCCTTGATGCAGAAGATAGTACAACATGGGCACCAATTGACCTAAGTAATTCAACTGTAAAACTACGTATCCGTGAAGTAGGGAACACAACCGTTCTTTCTACAATTCCTGCTACAATAACAGACGCCTCTAATGGTGTTTGTGCGTTAACATTCCCCGCAGGAACCTGGACAACTGCAGGTACATTTGAAGGAGAAATTGAACAGACAATTACTGGGGCTGGAGCTGGTATTCAAACAGTGCAAGATTTCATTAAGTTTAAAGTACGTGATGACTTCGATTAATGGCCTTCAAATTTACAGTTGACTATAGTAATTTAAGAGTCATTATTGATACGGATTCGGTTCAACCCGTCTCCGTTTTTCAAAATTTAAAATCTCTTGTTACATTTACAAATTTACAAAGTTCATTACAGTACGTAAATTTATCAGCCGTAAATGTATTTTTAGACGCTGACAGTAAAAACCTTTACTTCCTTCCTGGGCATCCTAATGCAGAAAGCTTTAGTTTAACCGACCTACCAGTACTTACATTTAGTACAACAAAAGAAGAAACTGTTTCTATAGCAGAAGAACTAGCTTTAGCGTTTGCTACCAGTCAGTCTGATACAGTCGGTATTGCCGAGTCTCTTAGTAGAGTAGTAGATTTTGTTAGAGCCTTTAGTGAAACCCCAACTCTTGTAGACGCCCCTGCTATTGCTTTTAGTACTGCATTTGATGATAGTAGTACATTAAGTGAATCAGCTGCATTAGATATAGAACCAGTAAAAAGTGACAACTTTTCATTTTTAGACTCAGAGGTTCTAAGTGTTGATCCATCAAAAAGTGACACCGTATCAGTTTCTGATGCTCCTGTTTTAGATGTAGACCTACCACAATCTGATACTACAACCATAGATGAATCAAATGTCTTAAGTGTAGATAAATCAGTTGCAGAAGAAACTGTAACAATTTCTGAGGTCTTTAGTCGTGTTGCAACCTTTACCAGGACTTTTTCAGACAGCTATGCATTAGATGATACTGCAAGCCCTTCTGATGAGTTACGCACAGATGTAAACATAAATAAAGGGAATATTATAGGTATTGGAGACAGTGCTCCTGTGTTTACATTCTCTACTAGTTTTGCTGATACTTCTACAATTACAGACAGCCCTAGCATAGAATTTATCACAACTTTTGCTGATGGGATAACTTTGACAGAAGTTTTAACTTCCGGGACTGGAAACAGCTTTACAGATGGTGCTTCTATTTCAGAAACTTTAGCACATAGTTTTGGTAAATCTTTATCAGATAGTGCTACAATAACAGAATCGATAAATGTGGTCTTGGTCTCTGGATCAAGTAGTGTACTTAACACTTCTGCATTTAACACTAGTGTATTAAATTAAAATTGGAGAAATTATGTTAAATGACGGTTTAAAACTTACAGGTAAGTTAAAAATTGCTCTTAACGGAGAAACTGTCCAAGAAGTCAATAACCTTGTGGTTACTGATGGAAAGGAATATGTTGCCTCTCGAATGAAAGACGCTACCGCAACTGCTATGTCTCACATGGCCATTGGTAGTGGTTCTACTGCAGCTGCAGCTGGCGATTCCTCTTTGGGAACTGAGCTAGGTCGTGTTGCGTTAGACAGTACTACTGTATCAGGTGCTGTTGTAACTTACGTAGCTACGTTTCCTGCAGGAACTGGTACAGGTGCCGTAACTGAAGCTGGTATTTTAAATGCCTCTTCTGCCGGTGACTTACTTTGTAGAACTGTTTTTTCAGTAGTTAATAAGGGTGCGTCTGACTCAATGACAATTACTTGGACTGTAACAGTTAGTTAATTTTTAAGGAGTTAGCTAATGGCTGTTAAGTTCACCAACAACGCAGCGACAACTCTTGCCGCAGGAATCAATAGCAGCGTTACAAGCATATCTGTAACCGATGGTTCTGTATTCCCGGCTCTTACTGGCAGTGATCATTTCTATGTTACTTTTGATGACACCACCAACAGGGAGATCGTTAAGGTAACTGCGAGAAGTGGTAACACACTAACTGTAGTTAGAGGGCAAGACAACACAACTGCACAAGCTTTTAATTCTGGCGATAAGGCAGAGTTAAGGGTAGTTGCGGCTTTATTAGAGGACATAACCACAGAAGTTACCTCTACACTAAGCGTTGATACTTTTACGGGGGACGGAACCACAACAGCGTTTACCCTAAGCCAAGCACCATCAAGTGAAGACAACCTTATTGTATTTATAGAAGGTGCCTATCAAAACCCGGGAGACTTTGTTCTTTCAGGAACAACTCTTACCTTAGATGAAGCACCGGCCGTTGATCGAAACATTATTGTTTACCACGTTAAGGGTGCTGTTTCCGGTAACAACTTAAATCAAGATAGTTTTACCGCAGATGGAAACACGGCAGCTTTTACATTAAGCATTGCTCCCATTCATGAAAACAACACTCAGGTATTTATTGACGGTGTTTATCAACAAAAAAACAGTTATTCAATTTCAGGGACAACCCTAACATTAGACGCAAATCCTTCTAACGGTGCGACCGTAGAAGTCATGACCTTTACTCAAACAGAAGTAAACACTTTACCAGCATCCTTCGTTTCAGGCTTAACGGAAGTTACAGCCGTAGGTGCGGATCACTTTATGATCTTCGATGCTACAGATAGTGCGTTAAAAAAATCTTTGGTATCTGATGTTTTAGAATCTGCTACCTCGATTAGCACAAGTGCAGACGCTACCGCAATCACCATTGACAGTTCAGAGAACGTAACTTTTACCAATAACGTAACCATCAACTCGGGGCAATTGACCGCAGGCGGTCTTGCTTACCCAACCTCAGATGGCACAAACGGACAGGTCTTAACAACCGATGGTGCTGGTACTTTATCATTCTCAACGATTTCAGGTTATACAGATTCAGATGTAGAAACTTATTTAAATACTTCAGAGATTTATACTGATGCTACAAATAATAGATTAGGTATTGGTGCTGCTAGTCCTACAGAAAAACTATCAGTTTTGGGTGGTCATATATCAGTAGGAGATAGCACAGGCGTAGCTGGAACAGAGTTTTTATTAGAAGGCTATAGGGAACTTTATCTAGGTGCTAAATACGGAAATACAAGCATAAGGACAACTTATGATATAGGTTCAAACGCATCTGATATGTTGTTCTACACAGCTTCAGGTGGCACAAACACTGAAGAACGCATGAGGATTACCAGTGGTGGTGGCGTAGTTGTTAATGGTACAACAACCAGTGGGACATTCTCAGTTTATGGTGGTGGTGGAATTGAACTTGCACTCAATACAACTAGTACAGTTGCAACTATTCAGTCTTACAGTAGCAAACCATTAGCATTAAATGCACTTGGTAATAATGTTGGAATTGGTACGAATAATCCTAGTGTAAAACTTGATGTTAATGCTGGTGCTGAAAATGTACCTGCTAAGTTTACAAGTACAGATGCAGGTTCATATATTCAATTTATGGATAATAATGCTACAGGTCATTATCTTGGAACTGTTGGTGGTAGCCTTGCAATTCTTAATACAAGTAATGTAGAACGTATGAGGATTACTAGTTCAGGCTATACAAAATATACTACTGTTGGAGCTTTTGTAAATTTGTCAGGAACCTATCACGAAACAATAGGAAGCGATGCAAGTATTGCCTACTACATCTATAACACTAATAGTGGTGGTGATTGTTTATTCCTCAACTGTAATAATGAAAATAGTAGTAATTTCTTTTTAGCTGGGTACAGTGACAATGCAGGACGACATAATATCTACATTTATAGTAATGGAAATGTCGTTAATAGAAATAACAGCTATGGTTCATTGTCTGACCAAAAACTAAAGCAAGATATTGAAGATGCAAATAGTCAGTGGGAAGATATTAAAGCAATACAATTTAGAAAGTACCGATGGAAACAAGATGTTGCTTCTAATGCTGATGCACCTTACCAATTAGGAGTTATTGCACAAGAGTTAGAATCTGCAGGTATGCATGGATTAGTTGAAGAAACTGATGATAAAGAGTTTTATGATGAAGTAGTTCTTGATGAAAATGGCAACCCTGTTCTTGACGAAAACGGAAACAATGTAACTCAGAGAGAAGAAAGACTAACAGGCGAATCCACGAAATCAGTCAAGTATTCTATTTTAACTTTAAAAGCCATTAAAGCTTTACAAGAAGCTATGGAACGCATTGAAACATTAGAAGCAAAAATTACAACACTGGAGAACGCATAGATGGCAAACACCAAGATCACATCAAGAGTTATAGCAGACAATGCAGTAACCAGTTCAGCGATTGCTGATGGTGCTATTACTGCGTCTAAAATTGCAAGTGATGCTATTGATGTTGTTGCAGATACAAGCCCACAACTAGGTGGAGATTTAGATGTCAATGGTAATGCTATAACAGGTAGCACTGTGCAAATAAATGGTGCAGGTGGCGAACTGATGATTTCTGCTACTGAAAATGGTCCAGTGGCTTTACGATATGATAACAACCTTAAGTTAACCACCAAATCTGATGGTGTAGATATTACTGGAGAACTACAGTCTGATAGTTTAGATGTGGATGGTGATGCAGATATATCGGGCACAATAGCATTAGGCAACCTAACCATCGCAGGTGCTCAAGGCACAGACGGACAAGTCTTAACATCTACAGGCAGTGGAATTGCTTGGGAAGATGCAGCAGGTGGTGGCGTAGCAGGTATTGTTTCAAGTGCAGATGCTACTGCTATAACCATAGATAGTTCTGAGCGAGTTGGGATTGGTGTTAACTCAATGACACAAAAACTTGTTGTAGGTGGTGAAGCAAACACTAGATTACAAATAGATGGCTCTGCAACATCGGGTGTTTACTTTACTGTTGGAGGTTCTAATGGTGGCACTATAAGGTCTGGTGCTACTAATCAGCTTGAATTTTTTACAACTAGCGAAGCTATGAGGATTGCTTCAAATGGCGATGTTCAATTGCAGGGCGGCAATCAAATGACCAACGCTCTTTCTTGGTGGAACTCTGCTACTTATGAGTTAGCATCTATAGAAAATGTAAGTCATCCATCATATAACGATTCAGGTGGTCTAGTATTTAAAACTGCTGGATTATCAAATTCAGGCATGGCAGAGCGAATGAGGATTGATAGTTCTGGAAGGGTTGGCATTGGAACCAATGATCCTAGCTCAGGCTATGGTGGTACAATAACTGCTGCAAAACTAGCTTTATTAAGTGGTACAGCAGGGAGTGATGGTGGTTCATCAACTCTGCTGATTGGTGGAGATAACAAGCATTATGCTTATATGCAAGGTAGACATACTACTGGTGGAGCAACTGAATTAGATTTAGGCACAGCAAGTGGAGCATCAAATCCAACTGTTAAAGTTAGAATTAAACCAAATGGCGAGCTTATGGTTGGAACTACTAATTTGTTTGGTGGTGGTAATAAAACTACTGCTTTCTTTGGTGCAAAATCTGACGCAAATTTAAGATTATTAAGTGCTAATAATGGTGGTTATGCCTGCTTGGTAATTCATAATACTGGCTTAAATACAGTTGGCTCTATAACTCAAAATGGTTCAAACGCATCTTTTAACACTTCTTCAGATTATAGATTAAAAGAAAATGTTGATTATGCATGGGATGCTACAACTAGATTTAAACAGCTTAAACCTGCTAGATTTAATTGGATAAGAGACGAAACAAATACTTTACAGGATGGATTTTTAGCACACGAAGTTGAAGATATTGTTCCAGAGGCAGTTAAAGGCACAAAAGATGAAGTTAAAGACACAATATCAAATGTAGTTCTTAATGCTTCAAGTGTAAAAATTGATGAAAATATAACAGAACAAGAATGGATTGCAGGCAAGGAAGATGGAACATATGAAGCAGATACAACATGGGTTGCATCATACGCTGAACCTATCTATCAACAAATAGATCATTCAAAACTTGTTCCATTACTAGTGAAAACAATACAAGAACTAGAAGCTAGAATAACAACACTGGAGAACAGCTAATGCCAAATACAAAGATACATGGTGAACAGTTAAAAGACTCAGTTGTACGCTTCACCGCTAAGGCGGGGGAAAATTTAACTAAGGGTCAAGCTGTTTATATATCCGGTATCTCTGGTGAAGTTCCTGTTGTATCTTTAGCAGACGCAGATGACTCTGCAAAAATTCCAGCTTTTGGTTTAGCAGAAGCAACCGTTAGCACCAACGCAGAAGTAGATATTATTAGTTTTGGAACCCTCGCAGGTTTAGATACCTCCGGTTATTCGTTAGGAGATACATTATATGTAGACACCACAGCTGGTGCCTTAACGAATGATCCGGCTGGCGGGGAAACAGTAAAACTACAGAACATAGGTAAGGTTCAAAGGGTCCATGCAAGTAACGGGTCTATTAAGGTAGGCGGAGCGGGGAGAACAGCCGCAACCCCAAACCTTAACCAAGGTAAGATATTTATTGGGGATGCTAATAACAAGAGCTCAACTTCGGTGTATACTTTACCTATTGCTGACGGAACCAGCGGACAGGCTTTGGTTACAGACGGATCCGGGGCTGTGAGCTTTGGTGACGTTGCTGTTTCTCAAACATTAACCGTGCTGGGCAGAAGTGGCAACACAGACATAACAATAACAAGTGGAACGCTGGTCGTTGAGGGACGAGCAGGCAACGTAAACGTAGGAGTATAAAATGGCAGTTAGATTCCCATTAATAGTAGATGGCAGCGGAACACCAGCCATCGAGGAAATTGCAAGTGGTGATGTTCTGGACCTTACAGGATGTCAAGTTAAATTAGGTAGTGAGGCTACCCTAACCGATGGTGCAACGATTGCATGGGATGTATCAACCTCCCCTATAGCAAAAGTAACTTTGGGTGGTAACAGAACATTAGCAGCCCCAAGTAACGCAGTGGGTAGCGGACAATACATATCCTTGCTAGTAATACAAGATGGTACAGGTTCAAGAACGCTAACATGGAACGCTGTTTACGAATTTACGGCAGACACAGCACCAACTCTTACAACAACAGCAAACTACGGAGACCTTTTTACCTTCAGATATAATGGGACTAAGTGGCTTGAGGTAGGCAGAAATCTTAACTTAGTACTAAGCTAATGTCCTTACTTGCTTTATCAGGAACTAACTCCGTATCAGG